CTACAGGTTGAGCAAACCCGGATTCAACTGGCAATCCGGGTTTGTCGTACTCACTTGGGCCAACGGGATGCTGCTGTATCCCGAGTTCTGCGCGGTGCGCGATGACAATAATGCTTACTTCAGGGGCAAGCTGGTATTAAGCTCGCGGTAGGCTTTGATTGCGATCTTTAGGTCTTCGCTTAGGGCCTTGATTTCTTGATCCAAAATCTTCAGGCGTTCGTTTGCTTCTTCAGCAAACTTGACTAGGTTCTCGTGGCGCCAGGTTGAAAAATCGGTCATGGTTGTTTAGCTTCCTGAAGTAGTTCAATCCGCTCGCGCGCTACGCGCAGCATATTGTAGCGTTGGTGTATACGACGCAGAATGACGGCGCGAGCCTCATTCGCTCGCTCGTGGTTGAGCATCTCCAGCACCTTCTGTTCGTCCAGCGTTTTCAGGGCTGCGTTTAAGCCCCGCCAAGTATGTTTCAATTTGCGCCTCTAGGTCGGTAAGCGTCTCGATGACGCGGTTGTAATTACGTTGCGCCGCTCTTAACTCGCGCTGGCGAATTATAAGTTCCTCGCGCGCGGCGACCAGTTTGGCTCGGACTAATTTTATGTTCATAGTTAGAACGGTGCCGGTTCAAAATTGGTGAAGTCGAACTTCGGTTTGCGCTTAGGTTTTTGGACGATGTGCGGGTATGGCGGCTTGACCCAGACCCACCGCACCACTTGTCCTTCGTCGTCAAGGATGCCGTATCTGATCATTGTCCGTCACCAAGCAGAAAATAAACCATGTCAGCAGAGCTGCTCGCCATACAACCTAGCAGCAAAGCAAAAAAGTCATCGCTGGGGAATCCGGCGTATTCATTGAACATTTTTTTTCCCTAAAAAAGTTCCGTAAGTAATAAGCGTAGTCTGGTTCGCCGCCGATATAAGTCACTTCCGCCTTTTCTTTTTGATCATCTGGGCAGATGCCTTTGGCTACTTGATAAAACCAAACCATTCGGTTGGACCCTAATTCAGCCGGCGCTTTGCGGCGAGTCAATAGATTGCGAATAATCCCTTTTTGCAAGTGATCTTCGATTGAGAACCTCGTGTATTGAGGCAGGTCTATCTGGTAAGCAGTTAACTCACCGTGTTCCCAGACGTATCTAATCGTCGGGTGGTTTTGATTTATTTCAATTCTTATGGTCATACTACCCGCCGATTTTTGAACCCCATAGGGGCTAGACGTTTGAAACAAGATTCGCACTTCCACCGAAAGCTCTTACCGTTAGCGGTCGGTACCTTGTGTGTTGCAGGGTTTATCCTGCACTGTTGACAGTTGGGTGTCATTTGAGCGCCTCCATAGCAATATCAGACACGGCGCGTTTGTCCTGAAGCGCCGTCCAAATTTTTTCGTCGATTGTCTTTTCAGTTGACATAATGTAGACCCACACATCGTGGCGCTGGCCGCTGCGGTGCAGTCGCCCAACCGTCTGCTCAAACAGTTCCAGCGACCAAGGCAACGACACAAATACCATCTTGCAGCCGCCGTGCTGAAGGTTCAGACCGTGGCCGGCAGACTTAGGATGAACCGCCAATAGTTCGACTTTGCCTTGGTTCCAACGCTCAATTGCGTTATCGTCATCCAAGGTCACCACATCATAGCGGCGCTGAAGCTCGGCCAGCTCCTCTTGGTACTGATAAACCAAAATCGTGTTCGCGCGTTGATTCTCGTCCAGCAGATCGTCTAGCGCGTCAAACTTGTGTTTAGAAAACCAGATAGGCGTCTGCTTGGTGATGAACTTTCCTGGTGCTTCGGGGTCTGGCGCGGTGGAGTTGTCATAGATAAACCCCGACGCCATCTGTTGCAACTTGCCCGTGACAACGCCCGCGTTTATAGCGACGATATTGTCCAGCACAAACTCTTTCTTGAGCTTGTTGTAGTGATCCATCGGCATCTGACACTTGATGTGCACCGTATGTACGGGCGGCAACTTGTCGCGGTACTCGCCCGGATCTAGCACATACGTCGCCGGTTTGATTCGTTCCATGACTTGCGCCAAACTGTTAGGCCGCGCGACCCACTGGCCAAAGTCGGGATTCATCAACACAAAATACTGCTGCATAAACGCGCCCTTGGCGCGCCCAAGCAACGACTGGTCGATGATCTTGCACTGACCAAAGACATCCTCTAGGCCGTTGCTGGTAAACGAGCCGGTCAAACCCCACCGAATCTGAATCTTCTCGATCAGTTTGGCGAGCGCCTTGAACCGCGCGCCGGCGGGGTTCTTGAGCCGCGTCAGCTCGTCGAAGATGATGCAATCAAAGTCCAAGTCGGGCATCGACTGAATGTTGTCGTAGTTCGTCACCACCACCTGCGCGCCGGACGCGAACGCCTCTTGGCGCTGCTTTGGTGTACCGACCGCGACGGCGATGCTTAACTCCGGTGCCCACTTCGCGGCCTCGACCGGCCAGACGCTTTCGGCCACTCGCTTAGGTGCAAGCACCAAAGCGTTGCGTTTGATTTTCAACAACGCCGACAACGCGGTCAACGTGATCGCCGTCTTGCCAGCCCCGACGGGCGCTAGGATCATCGCGCGATCCTCGCCGTAAAGGAAGTCTGCGGCTACTTCTTGGTAAGGTCTAAGCTCCACTGTTCTATCCCTTCTAGATTCCAGATTATTGTGTAGTTTTGGTTGAGCTGGCGCATCGTCGCGCCGAAGTGTTCCTGTAGTTTGCTAAGTTTTCCCCCCTTCGTTTTAAGTTCCACGAACCACGTTGACCCGTCCGGCAGGCAAGCTACGCGGTCGGCCACGCCCCGCACACCGGGGCTGGTGAACTTCCATGTCTTGCCGCCCATCGTCTCGACGGCCCAGATGAAGTGACGCTCGATCTTGCTTTCGTTCATGTCGGCATCGTAACTTGCGAAAAAGTTGTTGACAAGCAGTTTGTGATCGTGCACAGTGGCGACTCCAACCAACCACTGAGGTACTCTCAAATGAAGATCAAGCTAGACCAGAAAGAAGTTGAAGAAATCATCCTTCAGTTCGTCAACCAGTGGACGAACAGCAAGTTCAACCACGTTGAGTTTGACACCGGCTACGGCTATGTGCGCGAAGTCACCCTGTCCAGCAAGGAACAGGAGGACGCAGAATGATTCACACCATGAAAGACGACAACGGTGACTTCGAGGAACTCGAAGATCAGCCTATGTTTTGGCTAGGGCAGATGCCCTACGTCCCGTCATACACCGCAAACGTATGGGTCGCGCCGGGGGGAATCACGCGCACGACTCAACAGTTGGTCGCGGCGGGCGCTAATATCAGCCTGCGCCCGTTGTGGGTGCGACCGTGGATCTCAAGAATGTTCGGGAAGCACACTCCCGCCACGATGTCGCAAAATCAAATTCTGGCGGTTGTAACAAAGGGCCAAAAATGAAGCACAGCAATATTGTGGGCGGCAGCACCGCCAAGCGCGTCATTAACTGCCCAGGCAGTGTCGCGCTTGTGCGCCAGATCCCCGCGCAGCCGTCATCGCACTACGCTGATGTCGGCACGCTTCTGCACGATTGCATCGCCAAGATGATCGACGTGGGCGTGAGCGCGCAGTCGTTGCTCGGCACTAAGTACAACAATGTCGAGCTGACCCAAGACCTCATCGACGACAAGCTCTTGCCCGCTTTTGCGGCGCTCGATGTGATCGACCCCAACGTCTTGATGGACATTAAGGTCGAGGCGCGCGTTGCGTTTGACGGTTTGTTGCCAAACGTATTTGGCAGCGCAGATGTGCTTGGTCGCATCGGCGAGCGCGGCTACGTCATCGACTGGAAGTTTGGCGATGGCGTGGCGGTCGAAGCGATAGAGAACGAGCAGTTGATGTTCTACGCTGCCGGTGGGATGCGGACGTACCCCGAATTTTTTCAAGGGGTTACCGAGTTGGAACTGATTATTGTTCAGCCGCCTGCGATCAAGCGTTGGGTGACGACGCCCGAGCGCATCGCGCTGTTCGAGCGCAGCCTCGTTCATGCGGTGGCTACGTCCGAGTTGGTTGACTCGCCTTTAAGCGCGGGCGATCACTGTCGCTGGTGTCCTGCAAAACCAATCTGCCCTCAGATGAACGGGGCGGCAGAGCGGTCGCTACAGACACAGATCAACCAACTTGACGCAAACCAGATCGGTGACTTTCTGACGATTGCAGACTCGTTGGAGGGTTGGATCAGCGATCTGCGCTCGCTCGCGCAACAGATGCTTGAGAGCGGCGTTGAAGTGCCGGGTTACAAACTGGTTGCCAAGCGCGCGACTCGTCAGTGGGTCAGCGAGGAAAAGGCAGTCGTCGCGCTGCTGGAACTTGGTCTCGCACCGACCGACTGCCACAAGACCGAATTACTCAGCCCTGCCCAAATGGAGAAGGTGCTGAAAAAGCGCAAGATGGCACTGCCCGACGATCTCGTTGTTGCAGTATCATCTGGCGACACCATAGCGCCGGAGAGCGATCCCCGGCCCGCTAGGGTGTTTCTTCCCGAGCAGATTAAAACTGCTCTTTCTAAACTTGGATGAAAATCATGTCAAATCTAGTAGCGTTCAATAAAGCTGGTCTTCCCGCTCTCGCAGCCATCGCAACGGCTATCAAAACCGTTGCAAACACCGTTGACCCCGCCGGTTCTGTCATCCTGAAAATGGACAAGACGGGTCACTGGGTATTTGGCGCGGATCAGACTGAAGTCGAGTCTGACTCCAAGTGGGCCATCAATCCGTTCTCGTTTGTCCACGGCTGGATTGCGTGGGGAGACGGAGTGGTATTGGGTGAGAAAATGGTTCCTCTGACGGAGCCGTTGCCCGAGATGGATGACGCGCCGCCCAATTCCGCAAGGGGCTGGGAGAAGCAGGTCGGGTTCTCGCTCAAGTGCCTGACCGGCGAAGACAAGGGTTTGGAAGCACGTTATTCGACGACTTCGGTCGGCGGCAAGCGTTCCTACGAAGCCTTAGCAAGCGCGTTTGCCAACCAAGTGTCGGTAGACGAGTCGAAGCCCGTGCCGGTCGTGTTGCTCAAAAAGGAGCATTACCAGCACAAGTCGTATGGTCGCATTTACACCCCGATCTTCGAGATCGTGGAGTTTATGTCGATGGACGGCCCAGTCGAGGAAGAGGAAGCCCCCGCGCCGGCGCGTCGTCGTCGCGCAGGGTAAGTGATCCTTTGGGTTGACTTCGAAACCCGTAGCCCCTGCGATCTAAAAGTCGCAGGGGTCTACAACTACGCGCAGGACTTAAAGACGGAAGTCATCTGTATGTCCTACGCATTCGGCGACGGACCTGTTAAAACTTGGACGCCAGATTTAACATTTCCGTCCGACGTGTTAAATCACAAAGGCCAAATCCGCGCGCACAACGCCGCGTTTGAGCGTCTGATTTTCTGGTATGTGCTTCAGATCAACTTTGATCTTAAGCAGTTCTATTGCACCGCCACGCAAGCCCGCGCGAACTGCGCCCCAGGCTCGCTTGAGGATGTTGGCCGCTTCGCTGGCGCTGACATGAAGAAAGACCGCCGGGGTGATTACCTCGTGCGGCAGTGCTGCATACCGCCATATAATAAAACGTTAATACCCGAACTCATCGAATACTGCGAGCAGGACGTGCGCGCTATGCGCGCCGTAAGCCTCGCTATGCGGCAGCTATCGGACGATGAACTGCTCGACTATCACGTCAATGAGCGCATCAATGATCGCGGTGTGAAGGTAGACATCGCGCTATGCAAGGCCGCCATTCGCTACGCTGACGCCGAAGTCGAGGAGATACAAGCGATTGTTTCCGAGATCACCGGCGGGCTGGCGGTGCGCTCTCCTCGGATGCGCGAGTGGGTGCTGGCGCGCGTTACGGACGAGCAGAAAAAGCTAATGTGGGTGGGCGAGCGATATAGCATCGACAAAGCCGTGCGCGCTAATTTATTAGCGTGTGATGACCTAGATCCAGACGTGCGCGAAGTCGTTCAATGCGCCGATGACCTATGGGCGTCCAGCATCGCAAAGTTCAAAAGATTGCAGGAATTAGCCGATGTCGAAGATGACCGAGTACGAGGCGCGTTTGTTTTTGCTGGAGGATCGGCGACGGGCCGAGCCTCAAGTTACGGAGCGCAAGTTCACAACTTCACCCGAAAAACCGCTAAAGACCCCGCAGCCGTGCGAGACGACATGGTGCGCGGTCGAGCAATTGTCCCTGTTCACGGACGACGAGTTACAGATGTGCTCAAAGGGATGCTCCGACCGGCGCTAATTGGCAACTTCGTAGCCGCTGACTGGTCGGCCATCGAGGCGCGCGTTAACCCGTGGATGTCGGGCGCGGGCGAGGAGAAGCTGGCGCAGTTTAGTCAAGACATTTACAAAATTAACGCCGCCGCTACGTTCGGCTGCACGGTCGATCAAGTGACCGATGACCAGCGCCAGATCGGCAAGGTGCAGGAGCTATCTTGCGGCTATGCGGGCGGCGTAGGGGCGTTCGCGGCTATGGGCCGCGCTTACGGTATTCATTTACCGGAGGCCGACGCGCGGCGCATGGTGGACGCTTGGCGGCGGTCTAACCAATGGGCCGTGCGGTTTTGGTCGGAGCTTGAGCGGGCTTATACCTCGGCCATGCACACGCCAAACGCCGAGTTTAGCGCGGGTCGGGTGACTTATCTGTTCGATAAGCAGCATCTCTGGTACATTCTTCCTTCGGGGCGCGTGCTTTGCTACCCGTTTGCCAAACTGGAAGACGATGGTATTTCATACTGTAAAGCCGCCTGGAAGCCCGCCGCTGACGCTAAAGAATGGCCTCGCGCTCGGCTATGGAAGGGGCTGGCTTGCGAGAACATCACCCAAGCAGTCGCGAATGATGTTCTGCGCCACGCGCTACGCCAACTCGATAACGTAGTGTTACACGTTCACGACGAGATCGTCCTCGAAGACGGTGACCCCGACCTATTGTCACGCGTTATGTGTACGCCGCCGCCGTGGGCGGCAGGTTTGCCCCTGAAAGCAGAAGTTAAGCAGATGACCCGTTACGGTAAGTAACAAAAAAAATCCCGCCGGCTAGGGCGGGATCAACTAGGAGAGCACATGGAACTCGTGGATCATATCATAGCCCTCGCGCCAGAGGGTGAAGTTGTACTTTTCACTAAACAAGTCGAGCGCGAGGGCGGCTACGCCTATCCTGCGTTTCGCAAGCCGCGCGGTGAAGGCGCTTGGTATGTCAATATCGGCAGCTTCATCGAGTCGCGTTTTGACGGTCAGCGCGTCAGCGCGGGTGCTGCGTTCTGCGAGAAGGTCTGGTGTCTGGTGCTGGATGATGTCGGGACTAAATCTAAGACGCCGACGATTCGTCCGACGTGGATCATTGAAACGTCGAAGGACAACTATCAGTGGGTCTACGTTTTCCGGCTGGATGATCAGCCGCACAAGTCGGTTTATAGCGCGGCTATCAAGGCAATCGCCGCTGCGGGCTATACGGACCCTGGCGCTATCAACCCGGTTCGCAACATACGCATTCCGGGGTCTATCAACCTAAAGCCCGGGCGCGGGCGCTTCGCTGCGCGCTTGACCGAGTTCAACCCGTCGCGCGAGTTCAGCCTTGAAGAAATCTGCACCGCATTATCGGTTACCCCCGAGGCTGCGGAAATCACGAACTTTCGGCCTGCGGTACTAAAAGACGACGGCTCGGACGATGTGCTGGCGTGGCTTGTCGAGCGCAAGGAAGTCATTACGAGCGGCAACCCGGCGGGCTGGTGGGGCGTCCTATGCCCGAACCATGCGGAGCACTCCGACGGCAACTTAGAGGGCCGCTATATGCCCGCTTCGCGGGCTTATTGTTGTTTGCATTCGCATTGCACCGAGTGGGACTCCGCGCGGTTTCTAGCGTGGGTCGAGGAGCAGGGCGGCCCTAAGCGCGCCTATGGGCTGCGCGACGAGCTGCTCGCGTCTGTGATCAATGACGCGCTGTTAAAAGTGAAGAAAACGGATATGTTCAATGACGACGCCCAGGCCGTTATCGCGGAGGTTGACGCGCGCGAACTCGGCCGAATCGACCGTTCGGGCTGGCACACTCGGTTTGCTTATGTGCAGACGGATGACTCTTATTTTGATCTAGTCGAGCGTCGGACGATCACGCGCCGCGCGTTCGACTCGACCTATAGGGGCGTCAAATGCGTGTCGATTCATCAGACCGGCAAGTCGAATCGGCTTATCACCGCGTCAACATGGTTTGACGAAAACCGTCAAATCTGTGGCGGCCGGATCCTAAACGGCATCACCTATGCCGCTGGCGATTCGGTGCTGGTGTCGCGTAATGGTGAAGTGTTCGGCAACTGGTGGCGCGACGCTCGGCCGCAAGTAAGCGGGACTGTTGGCGATATATCTATCTGGTTCGACCATTGTCGCAAGCTCGTGCCCGAGGAGTCGGAACTAGAGCATATATGGGACGCGATGGCTTATAAAGTCCAGCACCCCGAGGTTAAGATCAACCACGCTATCTTGCATGGTGGCGACGAGGGCTGCGGTAAGGACACTATGTGGGCCCCCTTTATATGGGCCGTTTGCGGTACTGGCAAGATCAATCTAGGGATCGTCGATAACGACTCTATATCGTCGCAGTGGGGTTACCAGTTAGAGTCGGAGATTCTGCTTATAAACGAGCTAAAAGAACCGAACGCGGCAGACCGTCGCCAGTTGGCTAATAAACTAAAACCGATCATCGCCGCGCCGCCGGACGTGTTGCCTATCAATCGAAAGGGACTTCACCCCTATATGATGGCAAACCGGGGTTTTGTGCTGGCGTTTACGAATGACCTAGTGCCCATTTCGCTTGGGTCGCAAGATCGGCGCTGGTTCTGCGTTTGGTCGCACGCGCCACGGATGCACGAGTCGGACGGCCGTGCAATGTGGGATTGGTTCAAAGGTGGAGGATTTGACTCGATTGGCTCGTGGTTGTATGCGCGCGATGTTAGCCGGTTCAATCCAGCGGCAACGCCACCTATGACTGAATTCAAGGCCAACCTTGTCGAAAATTCAATGAGCAGCGCCGAGTCCTGGCTTTTGGAGACGATTCGCGCGCGTCGTTCTGTGTTTGCCCGTGGCGTAATCGGATCGCCATTCCAGAGCGTTTGCGACACTTTGGGCGCGCTCGCTCCGGCCGGAGTGAAGCTATATCAGTCCGCGTTGCTTCACGCGCTCAAGGAAGCCGGATGGATCGATTGTGGGCGCTTATCTGCGCGCGCATTGTCGACCAAAAAGCACATTTTCTGCGCGCCGGATTGCGCCACCATGAGCGCGTCGGATCTACGGCGCGCGGTAGAGCCGGAACCCATTATGGGTAACGTAACGCCGATCAGCGCTGCGCGGTAAAGAAAAACGGCCCTTTCGGGCCGTTATAGATCAAGAATAATAACTAGGATTGCGGCCAAAACGGCCGCGATCACTAACGACATAGCGCCTCGACGATAGCGACCATCATGATGACGCTAGTAACGACGACCCACAAGGTGAGGGCAAGGGTTGCGTAGAATTTCATGATTTGGCCTCCTCCAACAATCGATTAGCAATTTCGAGCCAATTTACGTCCGACAAAAACGCGAGCGCGTAATCGCGCGCGAGACTCATCGATGAGGTCGCAAAGATAATTTCCTCGGCGTAGTAACGCAGCGCGTCTTCGAACGCGTGAACCGTTGGTTCCTCATCGTCGCAAAAGTCTTTCAACGTCATCCCATCGAAAATTTCGAGGTTAACGCGCCACGTTTCGTAGTTCGACCATCCGTTACAACTTTTCATTGTGTGTTCCTCAGTTTGCGGCTAGCTAGATAGTCGCAACGATAGATCGCGAGCGACAGACCGTCATCAGTTGGCGCGTAACTACTGTCAGGCGTCGAGTGCGTGACGCCGGCTTTGTAGACCGTGAAGGCGTCCTTGTCCTCCCAGACCCAAAACGATCCGTTTTCGTGTTTAATGCGCGCTTCGTAATTTTTCATGTGGTTACTCCTCAAAAGTTACGAATACAACCTGACATATATCAACGGGACGAATGGCGATCATGTCGCCGAAGTTTTGTACACGTGAGCGGATACCTGAAAGATTTGCCCAAGCCTTCGCGCGGCGAACGATTGCGCGGTCGGATAACGCGTCCGGCGCATCGATGGTTTCGCGGCGAACCCATGAATAGTTTGACTCTCCGCCGAACGTGTCTGTATGCTCAAAAGTAATTTTCATGTGCTTTCCTTAGTGTAGTGAATCGAAGCCGGACAAAACGTCCGCGAATGCGCCCGGAGACGCATTCGCTGAAATTTTATAGATACCCGACGAGAATGCCCTCCTCGTCGCGCACGGCGACGACGTAGTACTCGCCGCGTTGTTCGATTGTGTACGTCCAGTCGTCGCCGGCGTTGTTAAACGTGGCGGTTTCGATCGCGCGCTGTTCTGTCATGTAGGTCATGTTGCTCTCCAAGGTTAGTTAAAAACAGCGACAAGACGCGACGCTACGGACGCGCGCCACTCTTGCGCCGCCGCGCGAGCGCGCCAATAGTCCGTCGGATTTGAGTGCATCGACGCGCCGTAAGGTTCGTCAAACGGTCCAATGACAACCCATTGTTTCCCGTGGCGCGCCAGTTGCACGAGCGCGCGGGCTTCGCTAATTGCTTGAGTGATTTTCATTTTGTGTGCTCTCCAAGTTAACGCAGCAACGCGGCAAAAAACGCAAGATCGGCGACGAGAATCAGCGTTGCGCTCAAGTACCAGTTTGTCAGTCGATCCATGTTGCTCTCCAGGTTAGTGACGCGCGACGTGCGCGCCATGGGTGAGAGATTAACGCGCGCGGTTTGCTCGTGTCAACAAGTTTTGTACTAGGGGAAACCCTGAGACGTGTCGGCAACGGTGTTGGTCATTTGTAGGCAATGGCGCGCGAGAGGATGACTAACGCGCGAGGCCAATGGTGGCGCGGGTTTGCGGGTTTTGTGGGCAGTGTAGTCATGTTTTTTTACTATTTTTAAGAGAAAAGGATTTTTTATATATATAGGGTTTTGGCTGTGCGAGTGGCCACCAAACCCCCGCGCAAAATCCCAGCCCGATTTTTTTCCATTGCCTACATTGCCTACAATGACTACGCACTAGCTTTTATAACGATCTGATCGCATTGCCAACAATGACTACGTTCTTGCTTTTGTAAGAATCTCCGACCATTGCCAACAATGACTACGTTCTTGCTTTTGTAAGAATCTGAAAACGTGACTACCATTGCCTACAAAAAGAGGGGGGCCGGGTAGGGCCGGCGGCCGGCCGGTCACGCAAACGCAGCCCCCACAAGAATTTTTTTTAAATTTTTTTTATTGCCAACATTGCCGACATTGCCTACACTTCAGCCATGTTCAAATCTTTGCCACTGACCGTCCGCGAAGTGAAGGCGACCGAGGCGCGTCTTCAGTCAATCTACGACGCGGCAAAGTTAGGTCTGAAAGGTGACTCGCTGGCGCTGGCGGCTGGTATGCTGCCCGCTGAATATCGGCAACTGTGTCAGTTAGATCCGTTAGCAGAACTGGCGGAAAAGAAAGGCCGCGCGGATAACGAACGCGAGATCTCGCAGGTTCTTAATAGCGCCGCGTTAAATGGCGACGCCAAGGCGGCGTTAGAGATCCTGCGCCACCGGCACGAGTGGACGGCCAAACAGGAAGTCAGCGTTGATGTGTACCAGCGGATCAGCATCACAGCGGCGCTAGAGCAAGCGCAAACCAGAGTGCTAGAGAATGCAAAAAACGATCTATACATCAGCCGAAGAACAGACGTTGATGACGCGGTTATGGTCACCCGCGATAGCGAACGATCCTGAAGCGTTTGTACTGTTCTCGTTTCCTTGGGGTCAGCCCAATACCCCGTTAGCTAAGTTCAGCGGCCCGCGCAAATGGCAGCGCGAAATCCTGCGCGACATCGCCAAGCACATCAAAACCAATGAAGGCAAAGCCAACATGGACACGCTACGCGAGGCGGTGTCCAGCGGACGGGGTATTGGTAAGTCGGCGTTAGTTAGTTGGCTGATCCTGTGGATGCTGTCTACCCGGATCGGCTCGACGGTTATTGTGAGTGCCAACAGCGAAGCGCAGTTAAGGTCGGTCACCTGGGGCGAACTGACCAAGTGGCAGGCGATGATCATCAACAGCCATTGGTGGGAGATCAGCGCGACCAAGATCGTGCCGGCGCAATGGTTGACCGAACTGGTCGAACGCGACTTAAAGAAAGGTACGCGCTACTGGGCGGCAGAGGGCAAGCTCTGGTCGGAGGAAAACCCGGATGCGTACGCGGGCGTACACAACCACGACGGGATGATGCTAATATTTGACGAAGCGTCAGGTATCGCGGACTCAATCTGGTCGGTTGGGGCGGGATTCTTTACGGAAAATATTCTGGATCGGTATTGGTTTGCGTTTAGCAACCCCCGACGAAACAGCGGATATTTTTTCGAGACGTTCAATAGCAAACGCGACTTCTGGCAGACACGCCAGATTGATGCGCGGACGGTCGAAGGCACCGACAAGCAGGTCTACGAACAGATCATCGCGGAGTACGGCGAGGATTCGATACAAGCGCGCGTTGAGGTATACGGTGACTTCCCAAGCGCGGGTGAGGATCAGTTCATCTCGCCGATGATCGTCGAGGACGCATTTAAGCGGCCTAAGTACAAAGACGAAACCGCGCCTATAGTAATAGGGGTCGATCCGGCAAGGGGTGGGTTGGACTCGACAGTTATTGTAGTTCGCCGGGGCCGAGACATTGTAGCAATCAAGCGGTACAAGGGTGAGGATACGATGTCGATTGTCGGGCGCGTCATTGACGCGATTGACGAATACAAACCAACGCTAACTGTAATAGACGAAGGTGGGTTAGGGTACGGTATACTTGACAGGCTAACAGAGCAACGGTATAAGGTACGGGGGGTAAACTTTGGCTGGAAGGCCAAAAACCCTGTGATGTGGGGAAACAAACGGGCAGAAATGTGGGGCGCGATGCGCGAGTGGTTAAAGACTGCCAGTATCCCGCAAGACAAGATGCTCAAGGATGATTTAGTTGGGCCGATGAAAAAGCCCAACAGCGCGGGTACGATCTTTCTGGAAGGTAAGAAAGAGATGAAGGCTAGAGGATTGGCAAGTCCTGACGCAGCCGACGCGCTGGCGGTGACCTTTGCTTATCCTGTGGCGCACCGTGAGTACGTCGAACGGCCTCGTACTCTTACGATGAATCGTGACGCAATGGCCGGATCTTGGATGGGTGCATAATGCTCAAGAAATCTACTTCTCCCAAAGCCTTCAAAGAAAACATCAAGACTGAAGTCAAGGCCGGTAAGCCGGTGAAACAGGCAGTCGCAATTGCGTACTCGGTCAAGCGCGAAGCGGCGAAGAAGAAATGAAGCAGGGCCTTTACGCCAATATTCACGCGAAGCAGGAGCGCATCAAGGCCGGCAGCGGCGAGAAGATGCGTAAACCTGGTTCTGCTGGTGCGCCAACGGCCAAAGACTTTAAAGAGTCGGCAAAGACGGCGAAGAAGAAGTGAGCGACTACACCGGAATAAATGCTGTTGGAAACGTCGCACTGGGTGGTAAACCGCTCAAAAGCGACTCGGATGTGCTGTCAACAGCGCGGGATCGCCTCTCAATGGCGATTTCGGCGTATTCGGAGTCACGCGAAGACGAGCTGGACGACCTTCGTTTTTATGCGGGTAGCCCG